CACAATCTGAAGAAGGTAGTGATCAATGGGAGTTAGTTGAACTACCTGCAATCCTACCTGACGGAAACCCCGTGTGGCCTGAATATTGGACCACGGAAGAATTACTTAAAACAAAAGCCTCGATCCCCGTTTCCAACTGGTTGGCCCAATATATGCAGAACCCGACTTCAGAAGAAGGAGCAATTTTAAAAAGAGATTGGTGGCGTGACTGGACACATAAGTATCCACCACCTTTAGATTATATCGTACAATCTTATGATACCGCGTTTACCAAAAAGACCACCTCTGACTTTAGTGCTATAACCACGTGGGGTGTGTTTCATACAGAGGCCGACGGACAGAATATAATACTGCTTAATGCATTTAAGGACCGGTATGACTTTCCAGAACTCCGGCGTGTAGCGTTACAGGAATATAGGGACTGGCAACCTGACATGGTAATTATTGAGGCGAAAGCTACAGGACTACCTTTGACCCACGAATTAAGACAAATGGATATACCTGTTATTAACTTTACTCCAAGCAAAGGAAATGATAAACATACAAGATTAAACGCCGTTGCCCCGCTCTTTGAGAGTGGAAAAATATGGGCGCCTATGCATGAACACTTTGCACAGGAAGTTGTGGAAGAATGTGCAGCTTTCCCATTTGGCGAATATGATGACTATGTCGATAGTACGACACAAGCCATTATGAGAATTAGACAGGGTGGTTTGGTTCGACATCCTGAAGATTATGAAGACGAGCCTGTTGTACGAGGAGAAGTAAAGTATTATGGCTAAAAAAACTATTATCGACGCAATCACAACACTCTATTCTAAATTGGGTGGAAACTTGTCCGATGTCCTTGGTACCCGGTCCAATGTTAATTTCATGGGAACCGGTAAATCCTCAGAACCTTTCTTAGACATGGATCTAAACATCGAGGCACTAGGTGCAATATCTAAAAGCAAAGCATTACAAGAATTAAAAAGTTCTGTTGGTTTTGCAACAGCTGATAAACTTAACGACGTACAAGCTAATAAACTTTTAACCAACATGATGAAGATGGATGAGTTTTATAATCCACCTGCAGTTACAAACATCACGGACCTGGCAACAGGGACCAGGGACCTGGATGCACAGGGTTTAGAATCTTTAAGAACTAAAGTTTTACCTAATGAAGAGAAATCAGCTTTAATGTCTAGATTAGACGAGATCGTTAAAAATAAACAAGGCAAACGAATGTTGGACGAAGATGAAATTACAGAACTTGACATAGATGTCGGCGGTCTAGATGCTTATGATTTTGACGGCACACTTGCTTCTGCAAATAGAATAAGAAAAGAAAACGCAGACTATGTCGCTCAAATGAAAACAGAGTATCAAAAAGGAAACTTAGATCCGGCACCAGGAGAAGCAAACAGAGAAAGATTTTTACAGAAAAAATTTGACGAGATGGAAGCGTCTGGTGACAAAAAATTAATGACTAGAGATGAGATAGAAGAACTATCTGCATTTGAAAACACTCCTCCAGTTAGAACAACACCTTTTGATGAAGCAGTTGAATACAACGCAAGACCAGAAGATGTTGTACAGAATCTTGTAGACCAAAAATTTGGTGTAGGCTACTTTGACAATGTCGGAGAAAGCACAGCTAAACGTGGATCAGCTAGAGAATTTTTAGTAGAAGCATTAAAAAAAGAAAATCCTAATCAAACAACGTTTGCAGATATCGTAGATGGTGCTGATGTTAGAGCAATTACAGAAGGTGGCGGCGGTGCTGCAGGAGATCCTTTAGCATTGGTTGATAAATACTTTGGTCCAAGGATTGTAGAGATGTTACCATCAGGTGCAAGCTCAGAAGAGATTGCAATTTTTACAGAAAGAGTTTTAACTAAAGTTAGAGACGCAAATGGTTTAAGACCAGGTGATCCAAGATTTGATAGAATGACAGCAAGGTTCGTAGAAGATTTTGCAAGAGGCGGACTAGCTAAGATCCTGGAGGTTTAATGGCCAAGGCACCAAAAGGTTATTTTTATAATGCTAGAGGTCTTCTAGTAAAAAAATTAGACGCAGCAACTATAAAAGCAATCAAGTCAAGATTTCCAAACAAAACATTTGACTTTAATAAATTTAAATATGGAGTCCCCCAATCAGATCCTATTATTGATCAATTAAGAAATATGAGTCCAGAAAGATTGGATACTATTAAAAAAAGAAGATCTCAAGAAGACTACAAAGCTAAAAGAAGGGTTCAAGAGAGTAAATACTATAATACAAATAAAGAACGAATTTTACAAAATTTAAAAGAAAAATATAGAAGTGACCAGACTATAGGAGATACAGGGAAAACTTTAAAAGAATTAACAAGAGAAAAAAATATAAAAGCAATAGTCAGGCTACAAAAAGATCAAGGTGTTTTTCCAAATGGATACACTTTAGGTAAAAATAGAACAGGGGTATACAAACCAGAATTAGCTCTGTGGCACAGTTTATATAGATCTGCAAAAGACGGAGATGGTAGATGGACTCTTGATCAAAAATTTTTTAATAACCTACCTATAAATGAACAAGGAAATAAATCCTGGGCATTAAATAATTATTATAAAAATATAAAATTTACAGACACAACTACCGGTGAAACAATTAAATTAAATGATACAATAAAAGGAAAAGGTAAAACTTTAAAACAATATTTAGATACTACTATTGCAAAAGAAACAGGAAATAAAAATGTTTTTAATAAAGCAAAAAATTCTTACGAATTAAAAAATAAAATAAAAGACACGACATTAAATTACAAAGGTCAAAAAGAAACTTTAGGTGGTTTGTTGGCTAAAACAGGAATAGAGAAAACAGGTGAAAAAATTTATAGTCCTTTTGAAGTCCATCACCCCTCTGGTGTTAAAAATAATTGGTGGGATAGCGAAGTAGTTTTTAGAGATGCAAATAGACAATTAAATTATATTGATAGTAAATTACAAAGAGATTTTAAAAATGCAAAAGATGTAACTGAACAAAACAAAATTCTTTCGTCTGCTTCTAAAAAAGTAAACAAGCTTCCAGGAGGAATTTCTTATATTTTTGAAGGACAACAACTTGGAACAAACATTCCTACAGAAGAAAGTATTTCAAAAGCAGCAGCTACTACTTACAAAGATAGAGGTGTTACACGAGCTGTAAATTTATTTTTTAATGACGCTAGAGCTGACGCAGCAAATAACGGACCAATTTGTAGAATAGTCGGATCAAGAAACACAGGCGGGTCAATGGTTAGCTGTGTAGACGCTGTTGAAGATGCACTACAAAAAAATCCTCAAAAATTAGCACAAGATATTAATAAACTTCCTTATGAAGAAGGGCCCTTTAACAAAGTTAAAAGTGCTGCCACAGGTTTTTTAAAAAGTCCAATGTTAAGAGGTGCGGGTAAGTTTGGAGCGATTGCAGCCGGTGGTGCAGTAGCCGCGGGTTTCGTTAAACAATTTATGAATGATGATCCAACAACTTATTTGTCAAACGAAGAACAACAAAAAAATTTATTAATGGATATGGTGACAGGATCATTAGATGATACACCACAAGAAAGTCCAGCAATCGGAGATGCGTATCTTCCAGCATTAGGAACAGCAGCTGTAGCAGGTACAGCAGCAGTTGCACCATCAACAATTGAGGCTGCAAGAAGTGGCGCGTTAGGTGCAAAGAAATCTGGTATTACAAAAACAGCATTAAAAACTTTAGGTAGAGGATTATCTGCAGCAGCTTCACCAATTGGATTACTTGCAACAGAACCTTTGTATTTAGCTGAACAAGTACAACAAGGAGATTCGTTAACTGATATTGCAACAAACCCATTTAACTATATGGGTGCAGCATTTGCAGGTCCTGCAACTGAGTTTGCAACAAAAGGAATAAATCCTACAATTGCAAAAACAATGAGACTAGGAATTAGCCCTACAACTTTAAAAACAGTATCGCGTAGATTTGGATTACCGGGTCTAGCATTATCAATGGGTATCAGTGGTTATGAAATGTTTGATGACTACAAAAATAAGAGAGGTATGTTTGGTGAAGAATAAAACTCTTGTTGCAAATATGCAACACGTCAAATTTAAGGAAATCCCACCACTTAAGGGACCAGACTCACAAGGGTTGAATGTTCCGTTAAAACAAGCTACAACAATAAAGAACTCGGAGAATATAAATGGCAGATATAGACAAAGCCCTACCAAACGTAGAGACTGAAATTAAAGTACCTGGCGAAGACGAAATTGTTGAAGCTCAACAAGAAACAATTGATGAGCAAGTAGGTCCAGAAGATATTGAAGTAACTCAAGAAGAAGATGGTGGAGCAACAATTAATTTTGATCCAGAAGCAGTTAATGCAGGTGGCGGTGAATCTCATTTTGACAACTTAGCAGAATTATTACCAGACGATGTTACAAGTAAACTAGGTTCTGAACTTGCAGCAAATTACAATCAATATAAAAATTCAAGAAAAGATTGGGAAGATAGTTATACAAAAGGATTAGACCTTTTAGGATTTAAATACGAAAACCCAACTCAACCCTTTCAAGGAGCAA